CGGGACGATATATGGAAAGAAACCGGCTGGTTCGAGGATGTTGACGGGAAGTGGAAGTTTGAGATTGATGACTCTGGCTTAGGCGTTGCTCCTTCTGGGGATCGAGGGCTAGGACCAGCAAGCGGTCCTTCGGCTATCCCTGTCGATATAAACAAGCATCTAACCCATGAGGAACTGTTGCGTCAGTACCCAGACATTTCAAAAAGCGGACTGACTTATACAGACGATGTAACCGAGGCAGGAAGTTACACGAAGCCAGGGCGGTTTAGCGAAAGGTTCACCATTTCAGCGGGGGAGAACACTCACGGTAAACACGACTCTTTCAAGGGGGAGATGGATTATGGAGAGCCTTCGTTTGTAAACCCTGAAGTAACCCGCTCTGTTATGGCGCATGAGTTGCAACACGGTATCCAGCAGAGGGAAAAGTTTGCTAGTGGCGGTAGCGCAAGTGAGTTCTCGGTAGTTCCTTCCACCGAGTTAATGAAGGAGTTTGGAAAGATACACGACGATCTGACGTCATCTCTAGCTAAAGAACTGCAAGCAGCAAATGGCGATTTTAAGAAGATACTGAAAATTCGTAAAAATGCTGACCCCGACCAGTACGAAAGAATTAATAACCACCTTCACCTAGCGGGAACTACTAATTTTGATGATGCCAAGTCGTACTTTATAAAAACGGAAACCGAGCAATTAAAACGGCTAAGTCCTCACCAGCAATATCTGAACCTGGCAGGAGAAGCTGAAGCCCGAAACGTCCAGACGCGCATGAACATGACCGCAGCAGAACGGGCGGCTATTCCTCCCTGGGAAACGCTTGATGTGCCAGAGAGTGATTTGGTTGTAAGGTTTGAGGCCGAAGGGATGAGCGCGAGCGAGGCGAAGGCTTCAGCAGACAGGTCAGAATCCACAGGATCTTTACGAAGATGATTCTGGCGCGTAATTGTTAACTCAAGGATCGTAAAATGCACAAATTTAGAAAAGACGGAACTACCTACGATACGTATTGGATGGAGTCTGGATCTTCTGCTGATCTCGATTGGTATCTAGCCCTGCTTAACATGAGCGATGAAACAGTATTTGCCCAAGGGATTAGGGTAAAGGACACCGGAATTGATAAGGATGGGAAGATGTGGACTGCCGACGACTACGTTACTGACTACTTCAGCAAGATCACCGAGGCTTTCGGGACTATCACTATTAACTGGAAGAACCAGGTCAACATGGAGCTAGATGCAAGGATGCCATTGTTTATCCAGTCTATTGACGGAACCCCAATCGAATAAACATGAGTAACATTCAATAAACAAGCCTATTTGTATTAATTTGATTCAAGGTTATAATCAGGAAATCCACTTGGCGGGAATACGCCATGCTTCCATAAAGGAAAAGCGTTTTGAGTGAAATTGAGCAGGCCGTAGATGTAACTACTGATGAATCGGCAACATCGGAACTGGGTACGATTGATTCAGGCGAAGTGCAGTCACAAGATGACTACACCACTGATGAGACACCCAAAAAGGAGGCCCAAACCGGCAATGATGATTTTATCCCTGATGACCAACTCACTGAGAAGGTCCGAAAGAGATTCGACACATTAACGGCTAAAGCTGGTGATGCGGAACGTGAGAGATCACGCGAGGCATCAGAGAAAGCGGTTTTACAGGCCAGACTCGATGCTATCGACAAGGCCGCAGAAGACGAGATATTAGCGAAGCAACCGCCTGCACCGCCTAGCACAGAAGATATTTTTGACACTGAGGAATTCGAGAGAAGGAATCAGGCTTATCTACTGGAGAGGGATGCATTCATAGCGGGACAGGCAGAGGTTAGGGCCAGACAGCAAGCCAGAGATGAGTTTGCTCAACAAGCCCAAGCCCAGAAGACCCAGCAGTTAGTTAATGACTACACTGCGAAGGTCCCAGATTTTACTAAAGAGGCACCTGACTTTCAGTCAGTTGTTCAGCAGAATCTGACAGGTCTAAATGAAGTGGTTGCAATGGAATTGATGAAGATTGGGCCAGAGGCATCGTATTACGTTGCCAAGAATCCAGAACTTCGGAATCAACTACATTTCGCTGATGATCGAACTCAAGGACGCTTACTCGGCCAGATCGAAGCTAAAATTGCAGGGGGGCCACAACCGAGGAACATCACGGGTGCTGGTGCGACAATAGACGGTTTGAACACAACAGGGGCAACCCTTGAATCAGACCCAATTGCAAAGCATGGAGCCCGTATAGAGTAGGATATTATTCTAATGGCTAACGATTTTGACTCCAACATTACCCGCAAGCTGGCGCGGCAGTTTTTGCCAGCATTTGAAACTCAACGAGTATTGTCCAAGTCTGTAAACACACAGTTCTTAAAGGACATGCCTTTCAACCCTTCTAGCGGGACCACGATTGATATCAAACGTCCTACTGACTACGTTTCACAACGTACAGCAGATGGTGATATCTCGTCTGGCGCACCTGATAACGATATTGTTACTGGTAAAGCATCAGCTACGGTCCAAAATTACTTTACCGTAGACGTTGAATATAACCGCGTTGATGAAGCAATCAAGATGGATCAACTCGATGAATTGCTGGCTCCAATGGCAACACGCATCGTGACCGATCTTGAGGTTGACTTTGCCGCGTACATGATGAAGAACGCTAACCTGTCTGTCGGTGATCCTGATACATCTGTAACTGCTTGGGCTGAAGTAGCCGAAGCTGGTGCGTTGATGGACTCGGTTGGTGTGCCTGGTGGACCTGGCGACAGGTGCTATTGCATCAATCCCTACACTCAGACCACTTTAGCTGGTGTCCAGAATAGCCTAACCTCCGCAGATGATCTGGTTCGACCAGCATTTGTTGACGCTGTTGTTAATAGCAACTTCGCAGGCATGCGCGTCATGAAGGCGACTGCTCTGGGTACATACATCGGTGGTGATCTTGTTGACCGTGTTGGTACTCTGTCTGGCACACCTACAGCGACTTATGTTGCTGCCAAGGACACCATGACTCAGAGCCTTGCTGTTACTGGCTTGACCACGACAGGTACTGTTAAAGCAGGATCTATCATTGAGGTCACTGACAACAGCAGAAACCGGCTGAACATCTCTACGAAGCAGCAGATCCTCGGTAATGCCGGTGGTGTGGTGAAGTGGAGAGCGACTGTAACTGCTGATGTAACGATGGTTGCTGGTGCAGGTACGTTGGTTTGTGCTGGCCCTGCGATCTACGAAACTGGCGACACCTCTGGTTACAACACTGTTTCCAGCGCGTTGGCTTCTGGCGATGCTATCGAGATCCTTGGTACGGCTAGCACGACTTACCAGCCAAACATGTTCTTCCACAAGGATGCGTTTACGATTGGTTCGGTTCCGCTGCCCAAGCTGTACGCTACTGACACCCTGTTAACAACTAACGATGGGTTGCAGATACGGATCAGCAAGTTCTCTGACGGTCTTGCTAACAAGCAGAAAGTGCGCTTTGACTTCCAGCCAGCTTACGGGACGTTTAACCCGTTCTTTGCTGGTCAAGGTTACGGCAATCCTTAAACCTTTATAGCCCCCTTCGGGGGGCTTTCCTTTTACTGGAGGGTTTATGACGACCGCAGAAACAATCATTAGCGATGCCTTTTCGGAGGTAACGAACTCTGGTGATGAAGCACCAATCGAAGCTGATGACATGCAATTTGCAATACGGACACTTAATCGGATGGTTCTTTCGTGGAACTTCCCGATTGGCTGGACCGTCATTGTTAACCCTGCTGATCTGATCACCGTCACGGCGGTTGCAGAGGAGGCTTTGGTTAAGAACCTGGCGTTAAAGTTAGCGCCGTCATACGACAGCATTGTTACAACTGAGCTAAAGGGTGCCGCGAGAGGTTCTCTAGCATCATTGCGCAGAGCGGTTATTACCATACAACCATCGAGACTCCCCTCTCGACTGCCAACCGGTACGGGTAACGCGATCACCTCGACGTTTTATCCTCCGCGTGGGCCAGAACTTATCAACGAGGATGGCGCAAGCATCCTTCTGGAGGACTGATGGCTACAAACAAGTCGATCACTGATCTAACGGGTGTTACCACATTTGCTGATGGCGCGTTTTTCACGCTCGTCACCGCGGCGGGTGACAATGCCAAGATCACTGGGGCTAACTTCACCACCCAACTTGCGGCATCGGTTGAGACTGCCATAGATCCTGTCTTTATTGAGGTGTCAGGCGATTACACGATCACCGACGATAACATTATCGTTGTGGTGACGGGGGCAGGTCTAGCGACGATTACGTTAAAGGCAACTCCGAATCGAGGTGATAAGGCGATCATCATGCGAGCCAGCACTGCTAACGTAACTGTTGATGGTAACGGTCTGAATGTTGTCGGATCGGCAACGCAAACACTGTCAACGAAGTATGATGTGGTTAATTGCTACGCACTGACAACTGAATGGCTTTATAGCGCGTGATATTGTGCAGCTAGACATCTACAACGGTTTTTATGAGAGCAACAGCCTTCCTGTATCTGCTCAGAGGTTGGTGAATGCTTACGTTCACACGCCTGAAACTGAGGGTGCATGGTCTAGCCAGGTTATATTTCCAAGCCCTGGTTTAATCGAAAGGCTAACCACCGGCACATTGAACAACCAGAACCGTGGTGCTCATGTCATGGCGGGTGTGCCGTATTTCGTCAACGGACAATCTTTGTACAGCGTTGACGAGTTCAACATAGCAACGACTATCGGCACGATTCCATCAATAGATAAACGTGTCTCAATGGCTGACAACGGCACCCAGTTGTTGATCCTAATCCCTGACGGCAATGGCTACATCTTTGACCGAACCTTAAACACGCTGGTTCAGATAGTAGCGGCTGGATTTACCTCAAGCGGCAATCCTCAGTATGTTGTTTACGTGGACTCGTATTTTGTCTGCTCAACCGACTCCAAGAAGTTCATCATTTCAGCGGTTAATGATGGTTCCACGTGGAACGCTCTTGATTTCGGCAGCGCCGAAGAAGATCCTGACATCATTGTTGCGCCGTGGGTTTTCAAGGGACGGCTGTACATGGCTGGATCAGAGACATTTGAACCGTTTACAAACATCGGTGGAGGTGGCTTTCCATTCCAATCTATACAAGGTGGCTTGCTCAATGTTGGGCTAGACGCGCCATTTTCACTGGTTGACGGCAGAAATCACTTTTATTTTATCGGTGGTGGAGAAAATGAGAAAGCGGCTATCTGGAGAACGTCAGGACAAGCGCCAGAGCGGGTATCTACCGCAGCGGTTGAGACATCCTTGCAGAACCTTACTCAGGCGCAAATAGACAGCATCTACGCGGTTTCCTACGCCGAAGAGGGGTCTTACTTCGTTGGGTTCCATCTGCCTGATACGGCCTTCTATTTTAACGAGATGAACAACAAGTGGCATGAGAGAACCTCAGTGGTTGACGGTTCAACGACTGGCTGGCGTGTTGCCTCGATGGTTGAGGCATTCGGGCGTAATTACGCTGGGG